ACAGAACCGAACCCAATCGTTCGGTGAAGTGTAGAGTTGTTTGAGAAGATGTTTTAATGTTAGGAGTTAACCTAACATAATCGATACGAAAATTGTACCATATTTTTTTAAGAAAGCCAAACTTCTTGTGGAGTTACATTCAATCTAGCTCTAAATTTAGCTTTATCACTAGATGAAGCAACTCTACTATCAGCATAAGTTTTATCTTTTAGTAAGTCAGCTTTATTTGCATAAGGCTTAATAGCATTAGTTTGAACTGGTTGACCTCTAAATCTATCAGTTGGTGTATCAGGATTTTCAGATAAACTTTTTTCATACATAACTTGAAGACCAACCATTAGTGCTTCACTGTTATTTGGATTTTGGATACTGTGATTAAAAGATGCCTTTTCAACATCAGTCATATTTTTAGCATGGTAATTCATTATGATGTCATAATTCTCTTTACCACCAACATAACCAGCATTTAAGTCAAGAGCTTCTTTGAACTCATAAGCACCTATTTTAATTTGGTCATCAGTAAGTCCAGTATCTTTTAACTTCTCTCTCATTTCATCAGTGATAACCATACCATTTTCAATGAACTCAGGAACTAAGTCAGTAATCATAGTCTCTTGTAACTGTTGAGCTTGTAACTGTTCAGCAGTTTGCTGTATCTCTGTATCAGTTTGTTTAGCTTTATCCGCAATCTCGCGAGTAAGATTGGCATGTTTATCTTCCATAGTTTTAATATGTTCAGCCATCTCAGTTGGTGATGTCCACTTACCCATAAATTTACCATCTTGTAAATCTTCAGGTTTAATCTCGAAAGATATTGCACCATCTGCTGGTGGTTGATTATCACTTGGTAGACCCGATGGTTCTCCATCTACTGGTGGTTGTTGTCCATCTACTGGTGGTTGTCCATCTACTGGTGGTGTGTTGTCTGTTGCCATAATTGTTCTCCTCTCTTATATTTCAGATTAAAATCTGAAGAAATCTTGTTTATAATTAACAGTCGGTTGTCTGTCTCTTAACTCTGCTTTAGCCAATTTCCAAGTTAATTGTTTTAACTCTTCTTCAGACATCTGCCACATTTCAAGCAACATTGATGGTTTCCAATTTGAATTGATATAAGCTCTTAGCATCTCAATAGTTGCGTCAACCTTAACACCTCTCTCACCACCTTGTCTAGTACGACCGTTTGCAACTGAATACTCAGCATACTCTTCAGCACTTTGAGTTAACATTACTTTAACAGGTATAACCTCATCAACTTCGACCGCTGGTTTAGCTACAGCTTTAGTTTTTTTAGTAGTTGGTTTAGGCACTTCTTCAAAGTCAGCATCGTCTTCATCAGACTCTTCAGATTTTTTAGTCTCAGCTTCTTTAACAAGTTTAACAACCTCTTGATATGTAAGTGGTTCTTCTTCAGTACCAACCTCATTGGCAATTTGTTTAGGTTTTAAACCCTCAGCTTTTAGACGAAGTATCGTCTCCAATCTTGTTTCGTTTTCATTTGGCATAACTGCCTCCTCTTAAATTATGAGCCATAGACTCTATAGTATCATCAGGTAGGACTAATGATACTAAGAATTTACTTCTTTACTTTTTTTCTTTGAGGTATCTTACCAGCAGTAAGCTTAATTACCTTTTCAGGTTTATCTTTAGTTGCCATAATCCTTGCCCTCCCGCTTGAGATTTATTGTTGCTGTTGTTGAGTAACAGCTTTGCCCGTCTCCGTACCAACTGATTGAGCAGTGCTATCAACAAGTGTTTGTTGAGCAGCGGCATCTTGAGCCGCTTTAGTCTCAGTAGCTACTTCCTCTGAAGTTTTAAGAAGCCCAACAGTATTAATACCATCAAACGCAGCGTATCTTTGAAGTACTTCACTCTCATTAATCCAATGATTAAGTTGTAATGCTCCAACTCTTGTCATAAAGTTATCTTGTTTCTGACCCTCTGCTGAACGACCAAGTGCATCAAGACCCGTAAGTACATCCACATCAACCGCATCAAAAGTAATCTTCAACTCACCCATAACTTTGATTACAATCCACTTAGACCATTTTAGAGCCATCTTAGAATAGACACCAGCAAGAGTAGAAGCTTCTAACTGTTGAGCCATAACTCTAATCTCTTCTGCTGTAACTCTCTCTGCATCTCTTTGAACAGAACCGGTATCAAGGAAGTTAGCCATAAGTTCTCTCTTAATAGCTATCTCTCTTTCATTAGATACTTGAAAGTCAAAACCTTTTTGTAGTTGGAATGCTGTAATATCTTCAGCCGACCCATCTATAACTGCTCCATTAGCAGCATTAGTTAAATCTTTCTTACGAGTACGACCACCTCTTTGATTAACAAGTATGACTGTCTTAGCTGCAATAACTGCACCTTGAGTATTAAGCTTACCTAGTTTATCAATCTGCTCCATATCAGAATAGTAGTCTTCTGCAAATGGTCTATGATATGCGTCACCTTGTACCCAGTTCCAACCGAAGTATCTAAATGGTAGAGCATCATAATCTTTATAACTCTTTTCTGTACCAACAACTTCACCATCAATATCTTGCTTCATTATCCAACTGCCTGTGTCATCAATAGCTAGTAAAGTAAACAGTTCATACTCTTCTTTCTCTTCAGCAACAGTTATACCGTCAGGCAATACTGATAATTTCTCTACTATACACATAGCTAATGGCTCTCCACGAGAGTCTAACTTAACTACAAATGAACGAAGTGGAAATATATTAATACCCTTTCGCTCAACTTTCTCTACTACAACTGAACCTACAATTATTTGTTGTAGTAACATGTCAAATAGTGATGAACGGATTTGTTGGTTCTCTATCTCGGAGCTAATCGCATCTGTATTAAGTGAAAGTTGTTGACGAACTCTCTCTATCGCTTTCTCATTACCAGCGAATAACTGAACCATAGCTATTGCGTCAGGCTTAAGACGAAAACTTGAAGTAGCTGGTGGTAGTAATGCCATACCCATTTTAGACTTTAAGTTATTTACTTGTCGTCCATTAAATGATTGAGATGCTGACTTGAATAGCTCCGAACCACCATCACTACCCTCTGCCCTAAATACATATGGTAAAGAGATTTCAGATATAAGTTGTGCTCTATCCTCATAAGGTTTACGGTCACTAAGGTTACTATTAAAAAATTCTGATGGTATTGTATTAGCTATATCAATCATGACTCTTCCTCTTGGTTCTCTTTATCAGGAAAACCTCTCTCATGTATCTCTTTAATTTGGTCTAACATCTGAATTTGACCAACAAGTATCATGCGGTCATCCTCTTCCATTAACAAGTCTGTGGGTTTTAGAGCAAGTTGCTCTTCAAAATATCTGATTAACTCTTCCATTATACTTTAAACCCCAAGCCACTACGACCAGTTGCACCACCAAGAGCTGATGTTTTAGGAACTAAGAAGTCCTGAGTTGTGCCAGTTGTCCCATCACCACTATCCACACCAAACTTAGTCTCACCAAGACCCTCTTCTTCAGGTTTAGTCTCACGAGCTATACGGTCTGCCTCTTCTTTAGCTGTTGCCGCAGCAGCCTCTCTACGCTTACGGTCTTCCTCCGCAAGTTTCTTTTGTTGCGATTGTGAGTATGCTGCTGAACCAGCACCAATAACTGCTGCTCCAATAATCGCTGCTGTTGCACTAACTGCCATTACATATCCTTTGTATTAAATGAAATATAAACTATATTACCATCTCGTGATAGTAATTTTACATTATATCGTTCTAACTTTTCTAATAAATAATCGCTGTTACCATTTAACATACTGTAAATAGGCACACCAGTTTTAATGAGTTTAAGAATTTTCTTCAACACCCATAAGTCAGCTTGACCTTTTGTACCAGCTAGTAATACCCAACCGCCACCTAAGACTTCTTCTGACCATATTGGACAATAAAAACTATCACCATGCACTTCTGCATCATTAGCTATCAACTCTTTCAACACTTCGTCCAAATCACTATTAACTTGATAGTCCTCTTCGTACGAATTCAATATCTCAGTTAATTTTGCTATAATATTTTTATCCATGTCAGAAGTATATCATAAAATTATAATGGAGTGAAGCGATGAATATTAAAAATATAGAACATATGAGTCATCTTGTGCCATTTAATAGAGAGTTGGATGTTCCTTATCGTGCTCCAAAGAAGTTAAAAGATATGATTGACTACATTTTCTCTCATCCTATTGTGCCATCTAAGCAAAGGCGACTATATATTGATGTGTCAACTATGGGTAGTCGTTCATTATTAAACGATATGGCTGTTCGAGCTATTGCTATGACTCGTCATTTCGTAGAAAATCCCAATCAGTATGGTGGGTCGATGGAGAATATACAGTTTCAAGTCTTGAGTCGCATGTGGAAGCAAGTGTTTAATCATATGCACAAACAGGAACGCTATCCAACTGCTGAGATTGAGAGTGGTGGAGTGGAAGTATCTTGGCATAAAGTATAAAATGTTGTCTATAGAGAATGGTTTTTGGGATGAGTTGCTTCGAGTAGTGAATGAAAAAGACTACTATCAGACCAATGACTCTATGATAAAGCAACGGGGTGGTATATCGTTGAGGGGTCGAAAGAATAATAAAGAGTCTGATAAAGCTTCATTGCGTGAGGGCGGTACTTACTTTGAGTATTTAGCTAGTTTGGATTAGTGGCGAACACCATAGGACTTGAACCTACAACCTTTGGATTTGGAATCCAATGCTCTACCGATTGAGCTAAGTGAACACATAGATGGCTGCAAAGACTGGACTCGAACCAGTGACAAAATCATTAACAGTGCCCCACTCTACCAACTGAGTTACAATGCAACATGGATGCGACTGTAGGATTCGAACCTACGACTCTCAGTATCAAAGACTGATGCTCTACCGCAATATCTATAGGAATTGTAACTGGGCTTGGCTTAAGTTTACATTAAGAAGCTTGAATTTGCTAGGGAAATACATTTTGGGCTATCCCACCCCATATCGATTTGTGTTTTACCCCATAGCCCATATGTAACAAGGCAACTCATCAACAGTTTTTAGCCATAATTTAAAGACTTATAGCCCTCAGCCACGCGTACAAGAGCGAGTTGTTCACATAGTTATTCACATTAGTATGATTTGATGTGAATAACATGTGAATAGCTATGATGTAGAGGCGTATGAAAGCACCAGTTTAAGGGCACAACACACAACAGATACACGGCTAACTCTCACACATGATGGTAGCTTATTCACATAAATCTAAACTGAATGTGAACAACATGTGAATAACTCAACGCTATCACTCAACAGCTGAACGCTATCACTCGACCACTCAACAGCTGAGAGCCTACTATAATAAAAACAATTAAATAAAAAATATAATGCAACTCTTTTTTAGTCTATCACTCAACAGCTGAACGCTCACACTCTATCACTCAACAGCTGAAACGATGTAACAGAATAAAAACAATTAAATAAAAATATCAATGCAACTCTTTTTTAGCTTAGTACGAACAGCGTACAACAATATTATGTTAACCAAAACACGGTAAATTTGTGCTTTTTATTCCTTAAGTTTTTACAAAATGTTTACAAAACAAAGAATTTTACAATTCGCTACAGCTCCGTTGTTTACGAGGTTTCAAGCGTGTCGATTTATAGTCTGTTTACTATTCGTTTACTTTTCTCTAGCATACTTTCGGAGTTCGACCGTTAGTTTATATCTTAACAGTCAAGCAACAAAATTAACAGTGAGTCAACACTATAAAACGAAAGAGTCTAAAATGTCACACTTAACTATAAACACAAACAACGAAACACTAGCGAACATGAGTTCTAATATAACTAAAGCTCAAGACATTCGTAAAAATACAGTACAGTCTATCATTCGTGATACTATAGAGTATGCGAACGACCACAAAGATTTATTTAGTAGTAAAAAGAATGCAATAGCGGTTTTTATCAAGACACACTTGAATGCTGATGTTGACGCGTACACTAAAAGAGCTTTGAAAGTATCTAAGCTTATCTTAGTAGATGGGTACAAAGTGAAAAGAGAGTTGTTAAGTCTTGCACAAATGGAACAACTATTAACATTCAATAAAAATAGTGTTAATCAATTAATGGCTCATGATGGTGAGTTATACACTGATGAAGTAAAAGCACTGATTAAAACAGCGAAAATTGAGAAGAGCACTAAAGTATTTAGTGCGGGACTTGCTAAAAGCTTATAAAGGGGTATCGCCCTTTATAAATACTTTATTGAGTTGTAAACGCTAACAATGGTTAACCTCTTTACAACTCATAGAATATTTATAAACTTTAAACGCTAACAGTGGTTAACCTCTTTAGAGTAGAACGAGATTTTTTGTCTATCGTGTTGATAGAATTTTTTAAATAAAAACTTTAAAAGCAAATTTAAACTATTAATGAGTCGGCTAGACTTTTTAAAACCTATTGTTATTCAGTGGTACGCTGACACTCTAAACTTAATTAAGAGAGTGAAAAAAATCAAACAAGTAAACATACAATTTACAGTTATTGAAATAAAGCAATAACAAATATTTATACATGTAGAACGAGACTATAATTATTTAATTTCATTATTCTACATGTAGAAATATATCTTTATTAAGCTGTAAAGTTGTGAGTTCATGGGAGTTTCGCAAAAATCTTTTTACAGTTTAAAGAGGTATAAAAATGGAAGAGATGCTAAAAGATGACTTTATGGAAGCATTAACAGAGCACTATGATTATAGTGAACATGACGCGGAACGCTTATGGAACGAAAATGGTGCGGCATATTGTAGTGATATTTATGACCATATGAGTGACTTAATTATGGAAATAGTGAACGGATAAAAAATGGGTGCAAAAATAAAAATATTAATGCAATTAGTGGTGGTTTTAAGACCTAATATATCAGTGAGTGAATTTGCTCATTTAGTAAATAGAATAGAGGTATAAGAAGATGAACGAAAATGATTTATTAGGACAGGCGTTAACGCCTATGGTGCAAAAAGTAGTCAGTGACGAGATACAGAAATTGGGTGTTGAGGCACAAATTAAAGCAATGATGGAAGATGTTGCGAAAAATGCTAGTAAAGTTTTAACTGTTAAAGTTGAGGGTGGTGCTAAAGATGGTAAAAAATTCCCATTAGTACATAACCAATTTGAAGACCTTTTAGCTGTTGCTAGTTTACAAGGTATTAACACACTTTTAACGGGTGGTGCTGGTTTATCTAAATCTACTGCTGTTGAGCAACTTGCTGAAGCGTTTGAACTTGAAATGGGTAGTATATCTTTCTCTAATCAGACAACTAAAACTGATTTATTAGGTTTTGTCGATGCAAATGGTATTTATAGAAAAAGTGGCTTTGTTGATGCTTTTGAAAATGGTAAAATTTTCTTAGCTGATGAGATGGACGCGTGTAGTGCTAATGTTTTAGTGCTGTTAAATAGTGCAATATCAAATGGTTTCATTGAAACACCTGATGCAAAAGTTATACATGTACATGAGTCGTTTAGATTTGTTGGAACGGCTAACACAAATTTGCGTGGCTCTAAAGATGGTTTTACTGCTAGAAATAAATTAGATAGTGCAACGATTGATAGATTTGTTGTTATCGAATGGAAGCTAGACAAAGACCTTGAAGAAAAACTCACAAATAATGAGGGTTGGTTAAAGATAGTTCGTAAATGTCGTAAAGTAGCTAACGAGCAATTAGAGGGTATTGCTATCACTCCAAGAAGTTCTTATGATGGTGCTAAGTTACTTAAAGCCGGAATGGATGTAGACAAAGTAATTAAAATGGTAATTGTTAAAGCTATGGGTATTGATGAAGAGGAGACTCTTTTAAAATCAATTACTGCAAACATGAAAGCAACTGCTGTTAAAGACTCAAATGCCACGCCCACTGCGAAAGGTGATGAACTACCTGAAAAGAAAGTATCTGCTAGTGAAGTGGAAGCTAAAATGTCTGAACCTGAAGAAGCTCCGTATGAAGAAATAGGTGAAGATGATGTAGAAAAATTTGATTGGTAAAGGGGTAAATTATGCAATTAAATACTGAAGTAATCGAGGGGTGTAAATCACTTCATAAAATACCAAGTTATTTAGAAAATGCTAACATTCGTAAAGATGATAAAATCATTGAGTTAGGTACATTAAGTAACTATAAAAAATTTATGCAACTACATAAAGAATTCACGGGTTCTAGTGAAAACTCTTCAATGAGAGATGAGGGTAGTGGAAGTAGAGACGGTTTTAGTGGTTCTCAAACTTATGATAATTTTTTAACATTGCTTGATGAGGGCGACAAAGATGTTATGAATAAAATTAAAGTTGAAACAACTAAACAAGTGGCTGAACTTAGTAAAAAGTATGAAGAGGTTATACATAGGTATAAGTTTGATACTTCGGGTCAATTTTTTGATGTTGGTTTAGTTTTAACTGGTGTACCGGAAACATGGTTAGAGCCGGATAATGTTAAAGAAGAGAAAGTCAGAGTTGAAATCATAATTAATGGTACTTTTCATAGTGGTATTAGTAAAAGTGATGTTGTGAGAGGTGCTAGTCGTATCTTAGCAATGATTAAAATACTTGAAGATAATGATGTTGAGGTTAAACTCAAAATTGTTTCATGTATTGCGGACTTTACTCATGGTGGTAATGTTAATAACTTGTATGTTGCAACTGATGTAAAAAATTATGATGAGCCTATTAACTATAAAAAAGCTTCAGCGTTATTAAGTCCTACCTACTTAAGAAGAGGTATGTTCAAAATGATGGAGCTTGTTGGTAAAAACAAGCTATCGGGGGGATATGGTCGTCCAATAGAGGTTAACGGTTTTATTGAGTTACATAGAAGTAGCGGTATCGACAAATTAGAAAAAAGATTATTCAAAAAAGGAGAATAATATGAATAAGTTTACAAGAGGTATGAGTTATATATTTAATGGTAAGTTAAATAAAAAATATATCATTCATCAAACGGGATTAAAATCGTGGAGGGCTGTGATGTTTACACATACAAGTGGACATGACAGCGATTGGGAATTTAATGTTCTTGAGGGTAACGCAACGACTTTGTTCGAGAAACTCGTGCAAGTCACAAATAGTTATGATGGTAAATTTGAAGTACGAGCGTACAACACAGATATGGGTCTGAGAAAAGATATGTTTAATATCTTAAAATTTGGACGATTTGAGGAGTAAGTTATGTTGGCAATAAGCAAGTTCAAAAAGAACAGAGTTAAAGTTAGTGTGTATTCACCTAATCATTTTGTTATACGCTACCACGGTGTAGGTGTAGCGTTTCAAAGCTATGATAGTACGGTAGCTTTTAGAGACCTTGATGGTAAAATATATTTAGGTAGTGATTGGGATTACTCAAGAACTACTATGAAATATCTTGGTCAATGGTTGGGTCAAAATACTGCTGAAACTAGAAAAGATTTAGCTAGTGGTAGGTTTATATTAGATGAGGGGTTATAATGGATGAGCAAAAAGTTAGAGTTATTCTAAGAGCTTATGACGATGGGATAACACTGGAAGCGATAAGTCAGTTGTTTAAAGTGACTCAGCATGATTTGATTAATATTATTCATGCTTACAAACTAGGGAGAAAGAGATGCGGAATAAATTAATTGGAATTATTGGGTTTGATATGTTGGTAGCGTTTACACCATTGTTAAGCGGTGTGTCACCTGATTTAGTAGATTGGGTTAGTTACTTTTTAATAGGTATGCCATTGGTAACAATGATGGTTTTAATGTCTTCTGATGAAGAGAGTGACACGCTAAAGAAAATAGAACTAGAGCGTAGAGCTAAACCTAAGTGGTGGAATTTGTATGACTTATTGAGTGATATATTATTTGTATCAATATGGTTGTTCTATGGTTATTATGTGGTGGTATTTTTATTAATTCTAATGAAAATCGTAACATTTTATACAGTACCTAATTATTATAAAGGAGCATAGCGTGAGTAAGATAACTGTAATGAGTACAAGTGCAGCGATGAATCACTTAATGAAAGTTGAGAAGATAACACTTAAAGAAGTTCGTATGATTTTAGGTGAGTCGTTGAAAGAAGCTAGACTGTTGGTTGCTGGTAAGAA